CGATTGATACGTTGTACCTGGCCGGTACGCAGCGCGTCGCCCTGGCCGAATGCGTTCACTGTGGGCACGCCCAGACGCTGGACTTCTTCCGCTTGATCCGCAGCGAAGACGGAAAGCGCGCCATGTACCCCTGCGTCGATTGCGGCGGCATGCATGAAGAGGGCGACAAGTCCCGTATGTTCGCCCGTGGTCTGTGGAGCGATGGCCTTGAGGGCGACGGCGAGACCGAGAGCTTTCACATTAGCGCCATGTTTCTGCCCTTCGGCTGGTTGCCGTGGGTGTCGTTGATGAAGCAATACGACGCGGCCAAGAAGAAGATGGAAGCCGGCAGCGAAGAGTCCATGATCGTGTTTTACAACACGCGCCTGGCGCTGTGCTGGGCTCGCACCAAGGAAACCACGCGCTACGACGAACTGATGCAGCGTGCCGAACCCTATCACCTTGGCACCGTCCCGGCTGGTGGCTTGGTGCTCACGGCGGCTATCGACACGCAGACCTACCGTTTGGAAATGAAGGTCGTGGCTTGGGGCGAGGGTATGGAGAGCTGGGTCGTGGACTACCAGGTCATACACGGTTCACCTTCCGACCAGTCCACGTGGGATAAGGCCGACGAACTGCTCAAGGGCCGGTACCGCCACGCCAGTGGACAGATGTTGTCCATTTCCGCCGCATTCATCGACTCAGGTGGATCCAACACGCAAGACGTGTACAACTTCTGTGCCAGCCGCAAGCGCCGCAACATTTACGCTGTGAAAGGCCACTCACGGCCCAACCGCCCCATCGTCAGCGGCAAGCCCAGCCAAGTGGACTACACCTGGAAGGGCAAGACCGAAAAGAAGGGCGCACAACTCTGGATGATCGGACCCGACACTGCCAAGGACTACCTGCAGGCCCGTTGGAAATACACCATAGGTGCTGGCGCAGTCCACTTTTCTGACCAGCTGCCTGAGACTTACTTCAAAGGACTCACAGCCGAATACCGCACCTACGGCTACAAGCGCGGGCGCAAGGTGTCGTGGTGGGAACAAAAGAAGGGCGAGGCCAACGAACCGCTGGACTTGATGGTCTACAACCTGGGCGCGGCCTACTACCTGCAGCTTCACAAAAAGTCCGAGCACCAGTGGAAGCTGTTGCGCGACCGCCTGATGCCGTTGCAAGGTGACCTGTTGGCAGAAGTGCAGACGTCTGCACTGCCTGAAGTGGGGATCTCGACCGCAGAGGCCATCCGCACTGCCAGCACCGTATCTACAGCGCCGCCCGCACCACCAGCGCCACGCCCCCAGGCCGTTACGTCGGTCAGCAACGGCAAGATATCGCTCGGGTCTGGATCAAGGCGGGGTGGCTGATGGCCAGTGCGGACAACACCGACCGCGAGGTCGATATTGTTTTGATCATCCTTGACATGGTGCGCGCAGCCGCGCCTGCCATCACCCCCGAGCAGACGCTCGATGTAGAGCGGGCCGTGCGCGTCAAATATGGCGGCCAGCGCGTGCGCATTGCAAAGCGCAAAAAGCATCTCACGCCTGAGCAGCGAGACCAAGTGGTGCGCCAGGCACTAGACCCAGCGTGTGCAACTCTGTCAACCGACCAGATTGCGGACGCCAACGGGATACACCGGTCCACTCTGTACAGGGCGTTTAAACGCCGGGGTTTGTGAAGTAGTCGCAATTTGCCCTATTTTTTGCGGGCGCAAATTTCTAGACTCCCGCACATGACTGCCATTCCAAACATTGAGGTTTAACTATGTCCAATATTCTTGAAAAAGGCTTTGCAGGCTTCGTGCGCCGCCTGAAAGACATGAATGGCTACTATGCCGAAACAGTTGTTGATGGGGGCGGGCAGGCGGGCGTGGTTGTGGAAACGGGCACCACCGCAGTAACTGGGTCGTTTTCCTCGATAACCATTCTTGCGGATGCGGTCTTCTCAGCCTTCACAGAAACTGACGCGACTGGTGATGCAATGACCGGTTTCACGATTCCTGCGGGCGTAACACTGTTTGGAAAAATAACTGCATTCACACTCACGTCTGGCAAGGTACGGGCCTACGTATGAACCTTGCCATGGCCATGCGGTTGGGGGCGATAGCGGCTCGGGGTGGGTTAGGCGCAGCGCTGCCCTACACGCTGAATCTGGACCTGACATCAAGCCTGGACAGCCGCATCACATTCGCACGTGCGGGAACACGCAACTACATCACAGGCGGCGTGCTTACGGCCCTTGCGACCGGCACACCGGCATTTGAATCGTGGGATGGTGTGAGTCGTGGGCTAGCCATTGAACCGGCGTTCACAAACCTCATCACCTATAGCAACGACTTTACGAATGCGGCATGGACATACGCCGGGGCTAGTACCGCTGTAGCAGGGGATGCTGGTTCTGGGGTCATGACGCAGTTGAGCAAAGTTGCATCAACCGCAACGGCCAACTATCACCAAATCAGACGCAAGCCCGGGTCCGTAGCAGCAGGCACGCGCCAAACTTTTTGCGGCTACGTGAAGCTACCCTCAGGCTCTACAAACTACTCATGCTATCTACGGATGAGCAACGAGTTTGATAATAATGGGCTGCGTGCGTTTTTCCGGCTGGATGGCAGCGACGGCATGTACCCAATCCCAGATACGACAAAACTCACCAATG